ATGTGTATTGGTTGTGGGCTTTGTATATAGTCAAGACGTAACAGTTCTGCAAATAAATGCAGAATGGAACAAGAAGAATAACTACGATTTAAGTAATATTACTGGTGCTACTGTAAAGTTTAGTTACCTAAAAGACCAACCTAAAGATATTCAGAATAAAATTATGGCTGTTCCTGTAATTGTTATTATGGATAAATCAGGTAGAGTAAGAATGCAATATGTAGCAGATATATCTTTACAGATTAAAGCTACTAGATTAGAAATACAGAATACTATAAATAGAATTAATAAACCTAGAAGGGCAAGTACTAACTAATGAATAAAATAAGTAAACATATAAGCTACAAAGAAGCTACTAGGAGTGCTACAGCTTTGCGTTTAGGTATAGATAATAAACCTAATGAATATCAGTTACAAAATATGGAGTTGGTAGCTAAGAAAGTATTTGAACCTTTAAGACAAGCTATTAATGCACCAATTAAAATAAACTCATTTTATAGATGTGAAGAACTTAATAAAGCTATTGGAGGCAGCAGTAAAAGCCAACATTGTCAAGGACGTGCTATTGATATTGACGATATTTATGGTCACGTTAGCAATGCTTTTATGTATTATTATATTAAAGATAATCTCGACTTTGACCAACTTATTTGGGAGTTTGGCACAAATGATAGTCCTGATTGGGTTCACGTTAGTTATGTAGATGGTGACTCCAACAGAAAAAGATGTCTTAGAGCAATAAGAGAAAATGGTAAAACTAAATATATAGATATAACAAATGAGCAAAATACTAAGTAAATTATTTGGAGCTGCAGGTGGAAACATAGCAGAAAAGATTTCAGGCATAATAGATAAACATACTTTTAGTAAAGTAGAGAAAGCTCAATTTGAAAAAGAAATGGAGCAAATTTGGATTGATGCAGAAGCTGACATACAAAAGAATGTTACTGAGAGATGGAAAGTAGATATGGCTTCTGATAGTTGGCTTAGTAAGAATGTTAGACCTTTAGTTCTTATATTTCTAGTAGTTTCTACAGTTCTTATGGTATTTATTGATGCAGGTGTTATATCTTTTGAAGTTAAAGCTAATTGGATTGACTTATTACAATTAGTACTTATAACGGTCATAGGAGCTTATTTTGGGGGTCGTAGCGTAGAGAAGTTTAAAAAGTAATGGCAAAGCTAACCACAAGTAATTATCGTGCTTCTAAACGCACAAAAAGACCTAATGTACATTCTAAAAATGCAAGTAAAGGTCAAGTAAAATATAAAAAAAAGTATAGAGGTCAGGGTCGTTAAATTCAATAGGTGTATAAATAAATTCAATACCCTCTATGAATTTAATAGGTATTTTTATATCTTTGTGAATTCAATAGGGTGCGAATATCTGTTGATTTCTTTGTTTTCAATGAAAAGGGGTAGCAAGATGTTACCCTTTTTTTTGTCTTTTGTCTTGCACATGACATATTTTATCTATATGTTTGTTACATGAAAAACTTAACAAAGAAGTTGGTGCGTATTCAAGGGAGTTTGAAAGCACCTAAAAATCAAAGGAACAATTTCGGTAACTATAATTACAGAAGTTGTGAAGACATCTTAGAGGCAGTAAAGCCTTTATTGGCAAAAGAAGAGTTATTGCTTACTATTACTGATTCTATTGCTCCAGACCCATTATTTGTTAATGCAGTTGCAGAGATTACTGACGGTGTAGATAAAATACAAGTCAGAGCTCAAGCAGGAATTAATCTAAATCGTAAAGGAATGGATGTAGCTCAATGTTATGGTGCATCAAGCAGTTATGCTAGAAAGTACGCTTTAAACGGCTTATTTTTAATTGACGATACCAAAGATGCAGATGCTACTAATAATCACTCTAACACGTCTAAAAACGCCTCTACAAGCGTCTTAGAGCCAAATAAAGACTGGCTAGAAGACAAAGGAGACAAGTTTGATAAAGCTAAACAAGCTATTAAAGAAAAAGGTTTTACTATCACCGATATTAGAAAAAAATATAAAGTAAGTAAGAAAGTAGAAAAATTATTATTAACCTAAATTAAATTAAAATTATGAATGAAAAAAAGTATGTAGGTAGTGGGAAAAAAGTTGGAAACTACGACCTAATTAACTTTACTATTAGTGAAGAAAAAACTAAAGATTCTTGGATTGAGTACAATGGAAAGCGTTATTTAAAGCTAACTATTGGAAACAAGAAAGAAACTGACCAGTATGGTAAAACTCACTCAGTTTGGCTAGATGAATATAAGCCAGATGCTCAAAAGCAATCGCAAACTGCTCAAGCATTACCAACACCAGATTTACCGTTTTAATTAACATTCCCCCATTACGTTAAGTTTTGGGGGATTTTTATCTAAAATCATGACACAAAGAAAAAACACAAAATACGTTAATATTAATTTAGCATTTATGAACACAAATTTAACAATATCAGAAGCAACGGTTTTATCTTATATAGATTCACTATCAATAAAAAAGGGTTATTGTTATGCCTCAAATGAAAGTATTTGTATGGCATTAAATCTAAACGATAGAACTTTATACAGAATATTGAATAAACTAGAAAACAAGAAATACATACAAAGAAAGACAAAAAGCTTAGGAAATGACGGCAAAGAGCGTAAGATTTATGTTAGCCCAACTGCCAAGAATGTCAGTTCTATGTAATACACCATGTATTATATAAATAAATAATACATAGTGTAATATATTACATAGTGTATTATAAAATATAGCACAAATTTTATATTATGCAAGAAAACTTTGAAAAAATTGGAATCGTACCTAAAGGCAATTACTCTCAACAGAAAGTAAAGTGCCCAAAATGTAGTCATACTAGAAAAAATAAAAGAGATACCTCTTTGTCAATAAATCTAGATGATGGATTATATCACTGCCACCATTGTGGTTGGAATGGTTCTGTAAACCCTAACAACAATATGATACAAGAAAAAATATACACTAAGCCGACTACAAATAATTTAAAGAAAATAAATTCAAGTGCCATAAAGTTTCTTAATAGCAGAGGCATAACTAATGAGGTTATTGAAAACAATAAAATAACAACTACAAAAGATGGCAGAAGTGTTGTATTTCCATACCTTAAAAACAATGAGCTTGTAAATTATAAAACTAGAGGCATTGATAATAAAACATTTACTCAATCAAGAAACGGTCAACCCATTATATTTAATTACGACAGAGTGGTAAATCAAGACTTTGTAATACTTTGTGAGGGAGAATTTGATTCATTAAGTTGGGAGGTTGCAGGTTTTACTTGGCATACCTCTGTAAATATGGGTGCACCAAATGCTAGAGATAAAAACTTAGATAAAAAACTAGAATGTATAACAAACTCTTATGAGGTTTTTGACAATGCAAAAGTAGTTTACTTGTGTACAGATAATGACGAAAACGGAAGGTATTTAGAAGAGGAACTAATAAGAAGAATTGGTGCTGAAAAAATAAGATTAATAGATACTAACCCTTATAAAGATGCTAATGAAGTTTTACTTAATGAAGGTGTAGAATCGTTACAACATAGGTTTAAACACGCTAGAGTTCCTAAAGTAGAAGGCATATTTGATGTTAGTGATATTTACGATAGTATGTTAGATGGTTATAAGAACGGACAAGAACGAGGTTCAACAACACATATAGATTGTATAGATAGGGCATGGACTTGGCGTAATGGCGAGGTAAATATTTGGACTGGCTATCAAAATGAAGGTAAAAGTATGTTTTTAAATCAGCTATCAGTTTTAAAGGCATTTCACGATGGATGGAAGTTTGCAGTGTTTAGTCCAGAGAATATGCCAATAAATGATTTCTTTCATGACTTAATAGAATGTTACATAGGCAAAAGTTCAGACCCTTTTTATCAAAACAATTATATGAGTGAAGCTGAATTTAAACAAGGTATGGAGTTTATGAAAAAGCATTTTTTTATTATATATCCAAAAAAAAGTTATAAATTAGAAGACATATTTGAAAGAGCTAAGTTTTTAGTAAAAACAAAAGGCATACGTTCATTGATTATTGACCCATACAATACTGTACAACACAGGATGCAAAGAGGCGAAAGAGAAGACTTATACATAAGTAGGTTTATGAGTGAGTTAAAAAGGTTTGCCGTAGAGAATAAAATCTCTGTTCATTTAGTTGCACACCAAGTTACACCACAAAAGGATGACAACGGAAGGTATAGAAAACCAGATGTAAACACTATTAAAGGTGGTGGAACATTTGCAGATAAAAGTGATAATGTACTTTTTGTATGGAGACCAAATAGAGCTTTAGATTTTAGTAATACTGAAGTTACGTTTGGCAGTCAAAAAATAAAGAAACAAAAGTTGGTAGGTTATCCACAAGATATTGAGGGCATAACTTATCAAAGGAAATCAAACAGATATTATTTTAACAATCAAACACCCTTTGATGACGTTGATAATATCAGATGCGAAAACGAGCTAGAGTAGATGCTAACCAAAAAAAGATTGTCTCTCAAATTAGAGAGATGGGATGCTCTGTCCTCCATACTCATCAATTAGGCAAAGGTGCACCAGATATTATAGTAGGATATGCAGGTAACAATTATCTTATAGAAATTAAAGACGGAGACAAACCGTTAGCACAACAAAAACTAACACCAGACGAAATAAAGTTTCAAGCTGAATGGCAAGGTAACTATCATGTTGTAAATTCAATTAATAAACTTAGAGACATAATATTTAAAGATGAGCTCTAAGATACTTGACATACTAGCTAAGAGGCATAATGAATGGATAAATATGGCTAAGAGTTTTAAATTGGATACTAATGATGCTAATGAGTTAGTTCAAGATATGTATATTAGAATGTATGATTATACAAAAGATGTAAAAAGAATTATGTATAATGAAACTGAAATTAATACATTTTACATATACATTACGTTAAGAAACTTGTATTATAGTAAGTTTACTAATTATAATAAAAATAAAAAAACAGTATTGTTTTCAGATATAGACAATGAAAAATTTAGTTATATTATGAATCAAATAGTTTATGATGTTGAGCAACATAATGATAATTACAAAAAAAAAGTTAACTTAGAGGCACTCTATAACAAGATTGATAGCGTTATTGAAGATTGGTATTGGTACGATAAGAAGCTAACTAAGTTATATTTAAATACTAATATGAGTATGCGAGATATTAGTAAAGAGACAAAAATAAGTTTAAGTTCAATATTTAACACATTAACAAATGCCAAAGAAAAAATTAGAAAAGAAAGCAAAGAAGAGTATAAAAAGTACAAAGGCTAAAGGATTAGGAGATACAGTCGAAAAGGTACTTGAAAAAACAGGAATAGCTAAAGTAGCTAAATGGATACTTGGTGAAGATTGTGGATGCGAACAGCGTAAAGAAAAACTCAATAAACTTTTTCCATATAAAAAACCAGAATGTTTAACAGAAGATGAATACAAATATTTAGACAAGTACTTTACTGAGTCAAAATCTACTGTACATCCAAAAACACAAGAAAAATTACTTAAAATAGGCAATAGAATATTTCATCAAAAAATGTCAATGACAAGTTGCACCTCTTGTTTTAAGAAAAATTTACATGACCAATTATACAAGGTTTATAAAGAATATAATAATGACTGAAAACAAAGGACTAATTAGGAATCGAAAACGAGTAAAACAAGTCATTGATTTTACAGGTGTTCAAAACGGAAAATTACATCCGTCAGATATTGATGCCGTTTTAGAGTTCGATAATGAAGTTCTTATTCTTATAGAAGTTAAGTATAAATTTAACAAGATACCGACAGGTCAAAGATTATTACTTGAAAGGATTTGTGATTCTTGGCATACTGAGAAATCAGCAGTATTGAAAGTAGAACATGATTTTGATAATGATGATGTAAATATACCTCTTGAAAAATGCAAGGTCTCAGGCATATATTATGATAAGCGTTGGACTTACTATAAAGAGCCAAAAGAGTTTAAAAAATATATAAATCAGATGGGCGAAAAATGGAATTGCAAAAAATGTAAATTCTAAAGTACATTATATCTTATATTTGTTATTTATATATGCCACTACTTAAACCTAAAAAATACGAACAAAAAGCTAGTTTCATGGCAAGGTTCATGAACAATGCTAAAATGATTCTTGAATACCCAGATACCAAACAACGCTATGCAGTAGGTATGGATATTTGGAAAAAGAATTTTATGTAAAAAACATTTGCATATCTCGGTTCTTTTATTAACTTTGTGAGTGAATAACAAAGAAATATGAGAACAATACTTTACACATTAATTTTACTTACACTATTTAGTTGCAGTGATAATTGTGATTTGAGCCATTATCCTTCAGCACCTTTTGTTAATGAGCCTTATCATGCAGACTACGGAGACAACTCTGTTAAATACATTTATTTATGTAGAAATGGCAATAACAATGAGGTTTATAATTATTATATAGACAGTGGATGTTGGGAGTATTACGTTTCATATCAGTATAACTATAATTGTAATTAAAATGCAAAAAAAAGTGTTAGATGTTTGTTGTGGCACGAAAGGTATGTGGTTTAATAAAAACGACAATAGAGCTTTGTTTTTAGATAAAAGAAAAGAAAAACACTCTAACGTATATCCAAGTGGCAAAAAACAAATGGAGATTAATCCAGATATTATAGGTGATTTCACAGACATAAAACAGCCAGATAATTCTTTTTGGCATATTGTTTTTGACCCACCTCATATTAAAAGAAATAAACTGGGAGAAATAACTAAACGATATGGAAATTTAGAAGAGGGTTGGGAAGAAATGATTGCAAAAGGGTTTAAAGAATGTTTTAGGGTCTTAAAACCTAATGGCACTTTAATTTTTAAATGGTGCGAAGTTCAGTTTCCTATAAAAGATATATTGAAATTAACAGACAAGAAACCTTTATATGGTCATAAATCTGGAAAGAAAATGCAAACTCACTGGGTTTGTTTTATTAAATAAAATGAAAACAATAAAAATATGAAAGAACCAATAATCACACTAGACAATGAAATGCACGATAGACACGAGCTCACACAAAAAGCAATTCAAGATAGCTTTTATTATGGCTACTTAGCTAAAGCTTGTTTATCAAGTAGTGCAATAAGCCAACTACTTAAATCGCCATTAGAATACTTAAATCAAATAAACCTACCTACTGAATCGGATGCACTAGCTCAAGGATATTTATTTCACGCTAGTATATTGGAAGAGGATAAATTTAATGAGTGTTTATTCTTAGATGTTAAGACAAAGGCAAACAAAGAATATAAACTCGCTAAAGAAGAAAGGTGGGATGTCTTTACTGTAAAGGATAGAGACAAGGCATTAAGATTAAGAGATAGATTTTATAATTGTAAACCTGCAAGTGAACTTATAGAGAACAGTGATTTTGAAGTGCCTATGGTTGATAATTTAATGGGATACCCTTTTAGAGCTAAGGCAGATGTTTTAGGTCAGTATTTAATAGATTTAAAGACAACTCAGATTTGTTCAGCGTTTAGGTATAGTGCCAATAAATATAATTATGATAGCCAGTGTTACATTTATTGTAATTTATTTTCCAAAAGTTATAAGGATTTTAAGTATATTGTCATTGATAAATCACCAACAAACGAAATTGGTATTTTTAATGTCAGCGAAAATTTCTATTTTAGTGGTGAGCAAAAAGTTGAATATGCTTTAAAAGTATATGAAAACTATATTAAAAATGAATTTGATTTAGAAAACTACTTAGTAGAAGACACTTTATAAATGGACAATGAATATTTAGATTACTTAGATTGTTATGAAGACACTCTATTATGTCTAAAAAAAAGAGTAATAACAGAAAACGAAATACCTATATTAATCGAGCAATATGAATTTGAAGAGCACTATGAATGTTGTGGTGCAATATTACACGCTTTAGAAGACTACAAGGCTCAACAAAATTATTTACCATGATTACACCAAAACACATAATAGAAAAAATAGTTGAATTGTCAAGATTAAATATATTTAACAAGACTAGAAAAAGAGAATATGTAGAGGTTAGGTCTTTGCTAAACCACATACTCTATAATCATAAAAGAATGACTTTGTTTAATATTGTTAAGATATATAAAAAGTATGGATGGGAAGTTAATCACGCTACAATTTTATACTCACTCAGAACTTATGAGGTTCATAAAAACTACAATAAAGATTTAATAGTATGGGAACAAAAGATTATTGATAAAATAAATCAAATGGATAATTATACAAAGCGAGAATATATTAAGAGCAAAGTAAATTATCTTAACAATAAAGACGTTGATGAATTGACTATGGTTATTAGCAATATGGTAGATAAAAAATTAGAGTATGCAGAATAAATATAGAAAGTTACTACAAAAAGAATCGCCTAACTTATATAAGAGTTATGAGAATATTGTTGAAGAGCAGTTTGAACTCTTTGCAAAAAAGCAATTAGATTATGGCATTAGTAATATAAGCACTGGTGCAAACCTAGAAACTAAGGAAGGTAAAGACTTTGCTTTACATGGTTTATGGTTTAGAATGAATGATAAAATAAGTCGTTGGAAAAACTTAATAATTAAGAATCGTAAAGGGAATAACGAAACCCTCTTAGATACATATCAGGACTTAGGCAATTACTCTATTATATGCCAATTAATAAATAAAGGTTTATGGAAGGAGTAAACGAGAACAAAAAGAAAAAAGACGGAAGAGCAAACAATGGTGCTTTAAAAGGAGTTTATAGAGGTCAAGGAAGACCACCAAAAGCAAGGGAAAAAAAGCTAGGCAACTATGCTTTAGGTGCCATGAAAAAAGTATTTGGAAGTGAAGAGAAGGCGTGGTTAGAACTTGCTAAACAGGCTCAAGATAGTTTTCCTCATATGAGATTACTTTGGGAATATAAGTATGGTAAACCAAAAGAATTAAAAGAACTTAATGTTAAAACAGAAGTAAACATTCCTGTAATTAATTTTGCCGATAAAGAAAAAACTATTGATATTGAATCAGAAGATATAAAAGATGAAAAAGATTCTAATAGCGTGTGAAGAAAGTCAAAGAATAACTAAAGAATTTAGGTCATTAGGGTTTAAAGCGTTTAGTTGTGATATACAGGATTGTTCTGGTGGACATCCTGAATGGCATATAAAATCAGATGCAATAAAAGAAGCTTATAGTGGTCAATATGATTTAATGATAGCACACCCTCCTTGTACTTATTTAAGCAATGCAGGTGCAAGGTGGTTATATCCAAAAGGAACTTTAAACGAAAATAGATACAAAAAAGGATTAAAGGCAAAAGAGTTTTTTATGAAGTTATTAAACGCACCAATAGACAAAATTTGTGTTGAAAATCCGTTGCCTAGTAAAATATTTAATTTGCCAAAACATAATCAAGTAATTCAACCTTATCAATTTGGAGAACCTTATAGTAAAAAAACTTTATTATGGTTAAAGAACCTTTCTTTATTAAAACATACAGATGTTGTTGATAATTACAGAACTTATTTACCTTCAAATACAGGTGGTAAAAAAAGAGGTCAATCATACAGGTTTGTTTCTATAAATAAAATTGATAGCAGTAAAACTTTTAAAGGTATTGCTAAAGCTATTGCAAATCAGTGGTCAAAAGATTTATGAAAAAGTTAAACTTAAATAAAAAGTATCAAGCTCTATTTAATTCAAATAGTAGATACTATGTAATTACAGGGGGAAGGGGAAGTGGAAAGTCTTTTGCTACAAACACATTTTTAGTATTACTTACTTACGAAAAAGGACATAGAATATTATTTACTCGTTATACAATGACCTCAGCAGGTATGTCAATTATACCTGAGTTTATTGAGAAGCTAGAGTTAATGGGCATACTTGACCAGTTCACTGTTACTAAAACAGAAATCATTAATAATTTAACAGGCAGTTCAATATACTTTAGTGGTATTAGAACATCAAGTGGAGACCAAACGGCAAAGCTTAAATCTATTCAAGGCG